GATAAGTCTCAGGTGCATTTGTTCTTAATATGTCTAATGCTTCAGCATCATTTTGACTAAATGGTAATGTTTTTTTACTACCACTAGGAGACCCTATAGGACTAAATTCGCCATAGTCTTCTGTTGCTATTCCTTTAAAATTTCTAAGCATTTGAGCAAAATTAATAGCCCCTTGGTTTAATTTTTCTGAAGACATATTTTGATAATTTTCTCCAAAAACAATTTCAGGACTTAAATAACTATCAACAGTAACTCCCGGTAAATTTGGGTATATTTTTTTTGTTTGAAATTGGTTATTATCACCTACACTTTCAAAAGCTTCTTGACCTAAAGCCATAAAAGCTAAATCTTCAGGGCTTAAGTCATTAACATCTCCACCATCTTGATAACCAGCGATATTTTGATTACCAACATAACCACCACCTGCCATTGGTTGCATTTGTGCTAATGCGGCTTGTGATATTAATGCATCAATATTTGAATGTGCTGAATTATCTGATACAGCGTTTAATTGTTCTAGAAATGGTTTACCTAACATCTTAGCTGATTCCCTTTTAATTACAAATTCACCGGGGGTTAATCTTGCTGGAACAGTATCGGTAGTACCAGCCATTAGTCACGAACCTCAAAATGGGGAAAATCATCGAAGCGGTTGTCCATCACCTGAAAATCCATATCCCAGTCTCCGCCCCACCTTAAACGAATATCCATGCCCCTAGCAATCCCAAGGACAAAACCAGCAAATAAGGTTTGTCGTTCCCGGTCTTTCCAATCAACAGGATAAGGGGTAACGTCAACGGCTTTAGAAGGACTAGAATTGTGCCTACCGTTAGGATACTTAACTTTTGTGCGATTTTCATCATATAATTTATTTTGCCTTTCTTTACTACGATGACCCTCTAAAATAGAGCAGTCAACGTACTTAATTACTTCATTAAAAACATCTTGAAGTCTCTTGTCACAACTTGAAAGACGTTCTTTTGATTTTTTAGAGTATCTAGGCATTCATCTTATTATACAAAGAATCATGTAGCAAAACAAATATTATTTAAAATTTTGAGCCGGTAACCCAGTTATATGCTTTTTTGATTTTATAGTAGTCAAATTGTTCTTTCTTTACTATAATATCATCCTTACCCATCTTTTCAGTTTTAGGTGGTCGGGCAAAGTAATCAGCGTAATAAAGACCATCCATTAGGTCATCATTTCGTGGTTTAGGGTGTTCAAATAATTCATCGACTAATTCAGTCATATGTCTTTGTAGATATAGTTTTTTAGAGTTTACTATTTGACCAAGTGCGGTTTCAAGTCTATCTTCCTTTTTAACTCTTGCTGGAGGCTTAACACCTTTAAAAAGTCCCGGCATTAATCTTTTTTCAGTAGCAGACATTCTTGTTACCATATCCCGAACCATTTCTTGAGCAGCAACAGTTTCAATCGTAACTCTCCTAACAGGAGAATATTTCTTAGCATATTCTATAATTTTAGCTGGAACATCAAATGTGGGTATTCTTTCTCTAAAATAATCTAAAACATATCTATTTTTATTAGAGTCGATGCCCATAACCATAATTACTTGAAAATCTGATGTTTCCGTAGCTGTAGCTGCAAGGTCAACCCCAATGTAAACATTAATCGGAATCGCATCCTCACCCTCAATAATGTAAGGCATATTGTTTTCTTTTCTAAATGAACCGCTGTAGTATTGTATTCTATCTATTTTAAAAGCAGCGTTGGTAATATCACGAGCATCATTCATATACTCTTGAGCAAACTTATTTACCAGCCCAGCTTCTATAAACTCACGCTTTTTAGACTCTAATTTTTTATCTGAAAATTGTGCTCCCCATAATGGTTTACCATCTTCTATTGCTCTATAAAAATTTACTGTCCAAGGATATTCACGACCATCTTCTTTTGCTTTCTTCCATCCATCGTATGTCATTTGTAGATAAGAGTCAAAATGAACAATCGTACCACTAAGCCATATCCAACCTTCATTACCGGGAGTCTCTTCTAGTGCCGGATAAACCGTAGATACAATCCATTTCTTAATTTCAGCTCTACGTTCAGGGGTTTTTGTATTTAATTCAGATTCAAAGTCGTCAAGGACAATACCAGTATAACGAACATCAACTTCTGCACGACCCCTCAATCTCTGAGAAGTACCTTTTGCAATCATTCTATCGCCTTTTGCGGTAACAATATCTTTTTCTGTCCATCTTTTACCAACTGAACCGCCATCCATTGTTCCAAAATAATACTTTATCATCTTATTGTTCTCAAAATGACTCCGCAAGTATTTAAGGTGGTCTATTGCCTGACCTTGTTCTTCTGATACCCAAGCGATAAAATGCTGTTCATCTGTTTTAGAAAAACATAGTTTGTGCATAATAGCGGCTTTTGCCATTACAGACTTACCATGTCCTCTTGGTATTATATTACATATCCTAGCTCCCGGCTTGGTCGTAATCATTTCTTTGGAAATTTGGTAGTGGAAGGGGGCTGATTCAGACTTCTTTAAGAAATCGTTTGGTAAAAAAGCTCTGCCAAAGTAAATGAGGTTATTATACGAGTTCTTGAGAATCTCGTCCCTTTGTTTCATTTCATTGGGACTAGGTGTTATATTAAAATCTTTTTTAAACGGCAAAGGCATTATTTAAAAGGATTATATTTATAAGTTGGTGCTGACATTATTTTATCATAATCTATATTAGTTAAAGCTTCTGGGTATAATCTTTTTAATTGCTGTACGTCTTTTCTAGCTCCACGACTCATCATAATTGGTATATCTTTTTTTAATACTCTATGTAATAGATTTGCCCTATTTAACCCAACACCCGGAAAATTATAACCAACATTTTGACTCTTATCAAAAATATTAGGAAATTTCATAAAGTCTATTAATTTTATATCACTTACTGGAAGGTCACCTAATATTCTTTCTTCAAATTCAAAATATGGATTTAGTGTTCTATCTTCTCCTTTTAAAAAGCTTTTTTCTGTCTTTTTAAAACCTTCTTCTGCATAAGGTTTTATTCTATGCCCCTTTCTAATTAAATCATCCCTATCCAAGATTAACTTAACATCAGTCCCAATGTGTTCATGGGGTCTTGATGGAAACATTGGGTCTCTGGTAACAGAAAAAGATTTAGGTAGATTTTTATTACTTAGCTGATTCCAATATTGGTCTTCTGTGTATCCCGGAAATACATTTGATGTCTTAATTTTACCAGATTTTAAAATTTGTTCAGCATTTCGAGCAGAAGTATAATGGTATAGAGGATTCTTTAAATTTATCTTTTTTATCAGTTTTAATAAATTAGGAATACTTTTAGCAGCAACTAATGGAGATAATGCTATATCTGGAGCAGTGCCAGTAATAGGTTGTGGTGGTTTATACGCAGACATAGAATATTGCCTTAGTTTACTATCCATTTCTGCTTTTAATATTAAATTATCAATATTACTATGAACATCTGTAGATACAGGTTCTGCGGTTGTCATATTTAGTAGTGTATTATTGGGCATTATGCTTCATAAATGTCACTACCATCAAAACTGCCAAATTGGACAAGGTTATCTTTTAAATCAAATATGCTTTCACAAATATCACATATCCAACCACTTAATTCATCTTTGGAATCTATGTATGGTAATTTATTCATTGTTCTTTCTCCTACAACCTCACAATCACAAGCTGGACAATAATTCGTACCATATACCAACTCATGTAACTCTTTTCGAGTGGTAAGTCTTACTGGAAAATAAATGCTATGCTTTTTTTCCATTTAGTTTTGCAGGTTGAGACTCTGGCAGAACGCCAGCTCTAAAAGCTTCTAACTTTTCCTGACTGAACCCTGTAAATTCTTGTATCAATGAAACAGAGTCCACCTTCTTTTCCGTACTTAACATACCTGAAAGCTTCATCAATGTTTCAATGGCTCTCATTCTATCAGAATCTTTTGAACCCTCTGAGTCAACAATATCTTTTGTTTTTTCTAATAAATAAGATTTTGTAATACCAGTCTCATTTAATAACAATTCTATTTCTTTATCTATCAACTGTCTAACCTTTTTACTTTTTAATAAGACCTTGGTCTTTTGTTTTGCATAATCTAAGCTTTTAGTATTCTCATGAGCTTTCATAAAAGCATCAATCGGTCTCATACCACTAGCTATATACTTCGCAAATATACGCTTAGATACAGATAAATTGCCGTCTTTTATTTTAGCATACCAATTCTTCTTCCCAAAACGCCATATATCCTGAACTGGCTCTCCCTCAATGTTTATTGTTCTTTTAATGTTAGCCATACCCAGTAAAGTTCTGATGTATTCATCCTTTCTACTCTTTTTTCTGTCTCTGGTTTTTATTTTACCTCTTTTAATAACTACGGTTACCTGCCCATCATCCGTTTTAATCCAGTCGCCCGTATTTGCACCTCTCCAGTCCGATTGAATGGTTTGCTTAGGGTTATGTCGCCTAAACTCTTTTTCGTCTTTATACAGCGTATAAGACACGCCTTTTATCTTTCTAGTATAAGCCATGATTAATTATGGTTGTTTAAAAACATCTCATCTGAGAGTATCTCAAACTCTTTTATTGCTTTTACTCTTGATAGTAGCTCGGCAATCTTTCCATAAGTAGAAGAGGTAGGGTTAATTACATCTAAAAGTTCTATCTCATTACCCAACTTTCTAATCTCATTGATATTGGTAAAAACATCAATGTCATCAAAAGAGCCTGCCAGTGCCTTTTGAAAGCGAGTCTTTTTGAAATCACGTTTTTCTTTCATGTGTTAATTTAGTAAAAGTGTTGGTAAAGATAAAGGTAATAAAGTTTTCCACAAAGTTATCCACAATACTTAGTATAGCTATATAGTAGTATAGTATCTGTCAATAGTGAGTATAGTATTATAGTATAGTAGTAATATAGTATTATAGTAGTATAGTATAATATAGTATAGTATAGTAATATAGTATAGTATAGTACCCCGCCCAAGCTAAATCTTTAAAAAATTGAAAAAAATTATATTTGTATTCGTGTTCTTCTTATAATTTGCATGGGTACTCCCCCTATCGCATTTGAGGTTGAAATAATTGAATTGAGAAATCCGTTTTTGATTGTAGGCAGGTTGAAGTATGCAGGGCAGAAGACTCTATGTATAAAAAATTGAGTCTGTAAGTCTAACAATATCAACATATATAATTAATTTGGAACTTTAAACGCTCTAAGTGACATAATAAGTATCAAACGGACACAAGACGAACTACGAAAACAACGATTGATTGATGTGTAGGCACTTGCTAATAGTATTAATGTGAATTACTCTTTTCAGACTCAAGGTATCCAATCCTGATTCAATTAATACTATTCTTTTGTTGATAATTAAAAAAAGGAATAAACAAATGAGTTTATTAGATAATCTTAAGGATATTAGTACCGAAGGTATTAATAAACTTAAGGAAATAAGGAACATTCATAACTGTGGATGTTGTCATGAAGTAGTAAACACTAATACAGATGAGGATATAATCTACTCTGATACTTTGAATAATTGGTTTCATAACGATTGTTTGAATAGTTTAGATAGATGTAATTCCTGTGATAATGCTAGTTATCATTTAGAACATGGAATTTGTTCTCGATGTATGAATAGTCAATCAATCAGGAATTATTCATTTAGACCGAATCCTGTTTTTCATAGAGTAAACAATAAAAAGAAATCTGTTTTGATTTCTGAAAGTGGATACTCCAAACACAACTTACCAATATTACACTTCGGTGTTGAAATTGAAGTTGATAGACATGAAGAGCAAGATGAGGACTACGACTCTGATATTATCCTTGAAGGAAATAACTTCGCATCCTTAGTTAATATCATTGGTAGAGGGATAGGTAAGAGTAATCTATTCTATTCTAAATCTGATGGTTCATTAAGTGAGCAAGGTGTTGAGGTTGTTTCGCATCCTTTTTCTTGGAACTTTTGGAAGCAATACGGAAAGAATATCTATGATGCTCTTTTTAGTGCTCTAATGTCGAGCGGATATTATAGTGCTGAAACTCTAGAGGGCGGAATGCATATCCACGTGAGCAAATCAGCGGTAAACAGGACACAACTACATAAACTATTATGGTTTATTTATGAATGTCCTAACTTTATTGAGATGATTGCTCAACGGAGTTCTAGGTGGGGTTCGGTCTCATGGTCATCTTTAATAGGTAGCTATGCTAACGAGTCTTTCTCAAAAAGAAGAGCGTATGTCTCAAGTATAGCGGGAAGGAAATTTTCTTCACGTGCTGAAAGATATACCGCTGTTAATTTGCAACCTAATAATACGATAGAGTTCAGAATGTTTAATGGTACATTAAATATTATGACATTATCAAAAGCCATTGAGTTCATACATTCTTTGCTTAGTTATTGTTCACAAACATCCTTCAAGGATATTGTTAATAATAAAAGTGAGACTGTAAGAGTTGAGGGTTATTTGAAATTCTTATCTGAGAATCAAAAGAGGTATTCAAATCTCTGCATATTTTTAGATAAAGAAATGTCTGAGCTATTGTCAAAGCAGAAAAGACGAAAGTATTTCGGAATAACTACTGAAAAAGTCGGTAGAACATTGCTTAATATGGGACTTAATTCTGATAGAACCCTAACCGCTTTCAACTATGATAGAAAAGGAATGATGCTGTAATGTGTATTGTAATACTAAAGAAAAGAGACGCGAAAGTGTCTAAAAAACAACTGAAGAAGTCATTTGATAGTAACCCAGATGGAGCCGGATATTTATTCGCTAGGAATGGACATCTAACCATCAAAAAAGGGTTTTTTGTCTTTAATGATTTCTATGACAATTACTCTAGAGATATGGCACAGATGAATAACCCGATTGCTATTATTCACTTCAGAATAACTACTCACGGATTAACGAATAAAACGAATTGTCATCCTCATATGGTGAACGATGGACTCGGATTTGCTCATAATGGAATCATTGATTTTGTCGATGACCATAAGAAAAAATCTGATACTCTAGTTTTTAGGAACGATATTCTGAAGGGAATGCCAAAAGGATTTATTTTTAATAATTCCATTATGGCACTAATTGAGGAATCAATCGGTAACTCTAAACTAGTGTTCTTGGATAGGAACGGAAACTGGGTAATTGCTAACGAATACAAGGGACATTGGAACGATGAAAAATCAATCTGGTACTCTAATAAATCTTATTGTGAAGTTAAAAACTACACTACACAATGGGGTTTTGGTCACTTAAATGGCTATTATAGAGATGTACCAACGACTAAGAAGAAAAAGAAGAATACTGATAATCTGGAGAGGTCTGAATGTCGGTCTTGTCTTAGTGGATTAATGACTCTCGGAGAGAGAAAACTAGGGCATTGCCAAGCTTGTCAGATGGATGCTCAAAACGGACAACATCCTAATAGGATATAATCAATAACAGAGGGGGGACTAGCAATCCCCTCTCATAATTTGGAGGATTCTATGAAATACCCATACGGATACAGAATAAAAGTATCTTTTAGAGGTCAATATGGTGATTTAATGTATAGATACAAGGAGGTTGTATGAGTCGTTTAATAGGTCGCTATATGGTAGGATATAAGAGCAGAAAAAAGCATAGGAAAGCTTTTGAACGCTATTCTTACCTGAATAAAATCAAGCTAGAGAATAAAGCTTGGGATAATTTCTCAAATTAAAGGAGGATAACAAAAGAAGAGGAGAGTCTTTAATTAGGCTCTCCTTTTTTTGTGCCCAAAATTATCAATATATATATAAAATTGTATGCACGCAGCTAGCCTTCCAGGTTCCAGTGCAGCAGCCTCCAGTGCAGCCGTCACCGAGGGTAAACACCCAGCCCGCACAGGTGAAAATGAAGGAAAAACCCTGAAAAATGAAGCTGGAAACACACTTTATAAACCACTTTCCGACATTATGTATAATACAGATAGTTCTATTATACATAATACCTGAAACTTAAAAATAAACAGTCAAAAATAAGTGAAAACACTTAAAAATAGTAACGTATGTTACTCTAATAGTTATAATTATAACGCTATTTATATATAGTATCTTGTATGCACGCTGGTAAACGCTGGTAAGTTTTTAAATATATATATATCTTATGCACGCAAGTACGCAAGCACGCCCATTTATACTATATTGTATGCAAGCAAGTAAGTATGCAAGCAAGTAAGCTAATATATTTATATTTTATGCAAGCGGGTAAGTTGTAGCCGATTTAAGCGGGTTTATGGCTACTTATAAGGCTATGTGCTATTATACATAACACTATAAAGAGCTGTTTAAGTATACTTAATTATATATATGCTGGTTACTTTTCCCACCAGCTTCCCCACCCCAGCCAGTTTTTTATAAACTTTTTTTAATTATTTTGGAACTTTTTAGAACTTTTTGGGTATAAGGTATATAAACAAAAACAAGGAATAAATAAAATGTACACAAAACAAAATAAAAAAATAATTGAAGCAATGGAATTATTAAACGAAGTAAACAATGAATTAAAAACAATAGAAAAAGAAAAAGGTATTAAATCACCTTATAGGCTAACAATGGGACATTTATTTTTACGAGCTATTGATAGTGCTTTTGATAGCGTACTAGGTGAAATTTATAAAACAAGGAGTAATTAAAATGATTTATAATTTTAATAATTTTAATGAGACAGAGAAAATGCTTATCAAGTATGCTTTAGAAGAATTTTACAACGAAAGAATAAAGAAGAGTAAAAACAAAAAATATAAGTTTATCGTAAATAATTTAATAGCTGATTTAAAATAACAAGGAGTAATAAAATGAACACATTAACATTTAAAGACAATGAAATAAGCGAGTATATAGAAGACTCTATAAAAGAATGGAAAGAAAACGGAGATTGGAATATTATAAAAGGTGATTTACACTACCATTTATTTAATGAAGACTATTATATAATAGGCACTTACAAGGCTGAAAAATGGCTAGGTAATAACGCTTTCAAGGTAATAGATTATATAAAAGACTATGAGAACGACAATTTCGGGGAAGTAGGCACTAATTTTGCAAGCCCTGAAGCGGTGGCAAATATGTTCGCTTATATTAGGGGCGAGGAATTACTCTCAGAGAGAGAAGAAAAAACAAGTTGGAGAGGTATCTAAAATGAATAAAAAATTATCATATAAACGATTACAAATGAAAAAATATCTTGATTCTAGTTTTAAGCTACTAAAAGAAGGTAAAAAAACACTATTTGATTTTAGTGATATGACTGCTTTTATTCTTGAAAGAAGGCTAAGAAGAGAAAAAAAGGAAGGTATATAAAATGAAATATATATATATATCTATTGAAGTAGGTGGAATACAATACGAATGGAATAATTTTAATGATATGTTAGAGTATTATAAAGGGATAAACCCTAATAAATGGAGATGGACATATAAATAAATAGAAATATTATGGAACTTTTTTAGTAGTTCTGCGTTAAAGGGATATAAGCAAGTAAAAACATGGTGAGTCTAGCATAAAAAAACTATGTGAGTGAAGATAGACCGAGAAACCACACACCATAAAAATAAAAAGGAGTAAAACATGACAAAAACAAGAATAAAAAAAGAATTTAAGAACGCTGGTGTACAAATTGGGGGCGGTGCTATGGATTCTATAGAGTACGAATTAAATTGTTTTGTACGAAGGATGGCGAGAAGATGTAGCGAAGGTAATTTAAAAAGACTTACACCCGAATTAATGTGGTGTGCTTTAGGAAGGAATAAATAAAATGAATAGAAAAATATTAACATACGAACAATATTTATTAATTAAATCTATAATTAATGCTGGAATACGAGCTGGTGTAGATTTAGTTAAGGATGAATACTGTCAAGAAGTAGATTCTATAGATGATGAATGTGAAGCGAGAAATGTATCAGTTGTAGAAGTCTTAAAAGATTGGAAAGGAACATATGTATGAAAAAACCAAGTGAAATGGA